ACCGCCACGCTCTTCGGGTGGCTGGTCTATTTCACCCACCGCAGCGATCACTCTCCAGCAGGGTTCCCGGATCTGGTACTTTTGCGTGGCCAGACGGTCCTTTGGGTCGAGCTGAAGCGCGATGACCGCGCCCGCTTGCAACCGGACCAGCAGCAGTGGGCTGTTCGCCTCCTGGCCGCGGGTCAGGACTGGAGACTATGGACCTGGACATCCTGGCTGAGTGGGGCCGTTGAGCGGACGTTGCGGGACGACTAGCGGAGTGCGCCATGCCCACCCTCGCCACGATGCCCTACAGCGCCTACCTGGAGACGCCGCACTGGCAGAAGGTGCGCGCGCTGGCCCTGCGTCGCGCTGGCCGCCATTGCCAGGTCTGCGGCGCCCGTGGCCGCCTCGAGGTGCACCATTCCAGCTACCAGCGCCGCGGCCGTGAACTGCCCAGCGACGTGGTGGTATTGTGTCGGCAGTGCCACGATCTGTTTCACACCCACGGGGCGCTGACAGCGCCGAAGGGGACCCATGCCGCGACCGCTCCCGCCCGCCGTGCGTGATCGCATCGCCGCGCTGCTCCATGCGGGCACCCCACGCAACGAGATCGCGCGTCAGGTCGGCTGTAGCCCCGGCGTCGTCACGAAGATCGCGCAGGCCCTCGATGTTCCCTGTGACCGGTCACAGACAAAAAAAGCCACCGCCGCCAAGCGTGATTATGACCAGGCCGAGCGGCTCGCGTTGCTCAACGCCGGCTTCGACAAGGCGCGGTCGCTGCTGGAGGCGATCACCACCCCAGCCCACTTCCAGACCTGGAGCGTGGCCCTCGCCACCCTGATCGACAAGCGCCGTCTGGAGGACGGGGAGGTGACCAGTCGTACCGATGTTGTCACCGGCAGCGCCCGCGAACTCATCACTCGCCGCCTTGACGAGCTGGCTGCCCGACGAGGAGCGCGCCAGCCTGCTGGCGAGACTGAGCGACGCGCAGTTAGCTGATCTCGCCGACGACTGGGACTACTGGGCGCGGCCCGAGCAACTCCCACCAGCCGGCACCTGGCGCACCTGGCTCGTCATGGCCGGCCGTGGCTTCGGCAAGACCAGAACTGGCGCCGAATGGACCCGCGCCAGCGTGCGCACGTTCCGCCTGGTCAACATCATCGGCGCCACGGCCGACGATGCGCGCGACATCATGGTCGAAGGCGAGAGCGGCCTCCTAGCGATCTGCCCGCCGCACGAGCGACCGGAGTACATCCCCAGCAAGCGGCGCCTCGCCTGGCCCAACGGCGCCGTGTCGCTCATTTTCACCGCCGACGAACCAGAACGCCTCCGCGGCAAACAGCACGAACGGCTCTGGGCTGACGAGATCGCCGCGTGGCGCTATCCTGATGCCTGGGACCAGGCGATGCTTGGCTTGCGACTGGGCGCCGACCCACGCATTGTGGCAACGACGACGCCCCGGCCAACGCCGTTCATCCGCGCACTGATCGACGCGCCGACGACGGTGGTCACGCGTGGCAGCACCTACGACAACGCCGACAACCTGGCGCCAGCGTTCATGGAGCAGATCATTCGCCGCTATGAAGGCACGCGGCTGGGTCGCCAGGAGTTGCTGGCCGAACTGCTCACCGACGTCGAAGGCGCGTTGTGGACCCATGCCATGATCGACACCGCGCGCGTGCGGCGAGCGCCCGACCTGGCGCGGTGTGTGGTGGCCATCGATCCAGCCACCACCTCAGGCGAACACGCCGACGAGACCGGCATCGTCGTTGCCGCCAAGGGCGTTGATGGTCATGCGTACATCCTGGCCGATCTGACGTGCCGCCTCTCGCCCGATGGCTGGGCCCGTCGGGCCGTCAATGCGTACAACGAACTCGCGGCTGACCGCATCGTGGCCGAGGTCAACAACGGTGGAGACATGGTGAGACAGACGATCCACACGGTTGACCGACGCGTGGCGTATCGGGCCGTGACGGCGACACGCGGAAAGCGCATCCGAGCAGAACCTATCGCCGCGTTGTATGAACAAGGCCAGGTGCATCATGTTGGCACGCTGCCAGACCTTGAGGACCAGATGACGGCATTCGTTGCTGGCACCTACGATGGCCGGGACGACCGCGTTGACGCGCTGGTCTGGGCGCTGACCGACCTGATGCTAGGCGGGCCGCGTGGCGCCGCCGCGTTTTAGTGACGCGAGGAGGACGCCGTGGTTACAACACTCGACCGCCCCACCACCACCGACGAGGAGGCCGCCCACCCGCTCCTGACGCCCGCGCTCGCCCACCTCGCTGAGCGCGCCGCCGTCGCCCAGGTCTATCTCGACTACTACGCCGGCCTCCAGCGCCCCGTGCTGCCGCCTGAGCGCGTCAATACGGCCCTCGGGCGCCTGCTGTCGCGCTACCGAACCAACCTGTCAGCCGCCGTCGTCGATGCCGTCGCCGACCGCCTGCACGTCATCGGCGTCACCCCCCAACGGGAGGAGGACGACCAGGCCGCCGCCGACGCCTGGGCGCTGTGGCAGCTCAACCGCATGGACCGGCGCGCCGGCGACGTGCTGCTGTCGGCGCTCACCGCCGGCGACGCCTACCTCGTCATCTGGCCCGACCCGGCCGGCATTCCGCGCATCGCCTGGACGCCCGCCACCATGATGACCGCCGGCTACGACGGCGAGCAGCCCGACCGGCTGGCCTGGGCCATCAAGGCCTGGAGCGTGACGACCTGGGAAGACGGGCCCGCCGTCACCCGCTGGCGCGTGAACCTGTATCTGCCCGACGCGATCAGGAAGTACGTCGGCGAGCCGTGGCCGACGTCCACGTCGCCGACCGACGCGCCGCCACTGCCGACGAAGGCGGGCAGCCTGCGCCCCTTCCAGGTGACGGACGAGCCCTGGCCGCTGCCCAACCCGATCGCGCCGGTGCTCCCGGTTGTCCATCTGGCCAACAATGCTGGCGAGGGCAGCCTCGGCCGGTCTGAGGTCGCGGACGTCTGCGTTTTGCAGGACAGTCTCAATACCACCATCGCGAACATCCTGACGAGCAATGAGTTCGTGGCCTTCCCGCAACGGCACGTAACTGGATTGGCCCTGGAGCGGGATGATCAAGGCAATCCCATCAACCCCTTCAAACCGGGCGCGTCGCGCCTGTGGGTCGCCGAAGATTCGAACGTCACGTTCGGCGAATTCCCCGCCGCCGACCTCGTGCAGTTGATGGCGACGGCCGACATGTTCCGCCGTGACATTTCCAGGGTTTCCGGCGTTCCAAGTCATTATCTGGGCTTGGATGCTGGGGGCTGGCCAAGCGGTGAAGCGCAGAAGACGGCTGAGCAGCGGCTGGTGGCGAAGATCGGCGACCGCCAGCAGACGTTCGCCACCGCCTGGGAGAACGCGCTCAACATCGGCCGGCGGTTCTCGGGTGGAGAACCGGCCGCGCTCGACATCGTCTGGGACTCGGCGGAGACACGCGACGCGGCCAACCAGATCACGATGGCGCTGGACACGCTGGCGATCTGCCGCGACCCAGCGCCGTATGGAGCGCGCAAGCGCGTGCTGATGGACCTCGGCTACAGCGACGAGGCCGCGGCGGAAATGTTGGGGCCGGAGGTGGTGCCGGCGGCGTCGATGCTGCTGGAGGGACTGGAGCCTGAGGTGGTGGGCTGATGGCCGCCGACCCGCTGACGCTGCTGCTGGCCCGCGTCGAGACGCTGACGGCGCGGCTCTTTCGGCGCCTGAGCACCGCGCTCGGTGCCGCCATCACCGACGCCGCGCCCGCCAACGCGCCGTTGCCGGCCGGCGCCGCCCCGGCACTGTCACGCCTGATCGACCGCGAGGTCAGCCGCGTGGCCGGCCGCGACCCCGGCGCCGTGCTCGACCGCGAGGGCCGCCCGCTGGTGCCGCTGGCCGCGCTGCTCCAGGCCGCGCAGACAGCGGGCGCCGGTCTTGTGGGGGCGGGTGCTCCCGTGCCGCCTGGAACGCCTGCCCTGGCTCAGCGCGTGACGGCGGCCGGTGACGAGACGCGGCGCCAGGTCCGCGCGCGTGTCGCCTGGCATGTGGCCAACGGCACGCCGGTCCAGGCCGCCGCCACCGAGATCGCCGGCCTGCTGCGCCCAACGACCAGGACCGAGGCGGGGCGCCCCGGCGGGACCGACGCGACCTACGCGGCCAGGCGACTGATCGCCAACGAGACACGCGCGGCGCATGCCACCGCCACCGTCACCGCCGCGCGCGCCTCGGGCGGCCGCTATCTCGTGCGCTGGACGCTGGCGGAGAGCCACGACCACGATGACGAATGCACCGCCCACGCCGCGCGCAACGTGGGCTACGGGCCGGGTGTCTATCGCCCGAACGACGCGCCCGACTGCCCGGAACACCCGAATTGCAGGTGCCGGCTTGTTCTGGTTTCGAGCGATCGCCTCTGACCGTACCCCTTGCACTATTCCGTCGATGGTTTACACTGTGCCCAGTTACCACAGCGCTGGGATGTGCTTCGCAGCGACGAGCGTGCCCCGCGTCGATGATGTGCCGGACCGACTCGTGATGAGCGGTGCTGGGCTGTGTCATCTGACGAGGGGGCGTGGACATGGACGAGCAGGCGCCAGCAGCAGCCGACCCCGTGGCCCCAGCCAATGGCGTGACGCCGGCGGGGGATGAACCGGGCAGCGGCGATGACCTCGCCAGTATCCGCCGGGCACTCGACGAAGAACGCAAGCAGCGCAAGACGTTCGAGCGCCAGTACAAAGACCTCGCCACCAAGCAGCAGCAGGCCGACGACGCCGCCAAGAGCGAAGCGCAGAAGCTGGCCGAGCAACTGACGAAGCTGAGCGCCGAACGCGACCGCGCGCTGGCCGACCTGGCCGCCCGCGACGTGCGCGAGGCCGTCGTGGCTGCTGCTGAACGCTCGGGCGCCCGCCGGCCGCTGGCCGTCTATCGGCTGATCGCCGATGAGCTGGACCTGAGCGACGACGGGAAACCATCCAACGTCGCCAAACTGATCGACAGCTTGAAGAAATCCGACCCCGACCTGTTCCGGACGGCGGGTTCCGCCGACGGCGCCGCGCGTGGGGTCGCACCGTCCGCTAGCGCCGACATGAATACCATCATGCGCCGCGCGGCGGGGAGAGGATAATCCCCAGTGTCCTACGCAGATGTCATCTCGCGCACCGACGCCGCCGGGCTGATCCCGCAACCGGTCGCGAACACCATCATCAGCGCCGTGGTCGAGGAATCGGCCGCACTGCGGCTGTTCCGTCAGGTGCCCCTGTCGAGCGGCACGAGTCGCTTACCCGTCGTCAGCCTGCTGCCCACGGCCAAATGGGTGAGCCCCACCGACACCGGGCTCAAGCAGACGACCGAAGTCAACTGGACCGACGTGACGATGACGGTCGAGGAGATCGCCGCCATTGTGCCGATCCCGCAGAGCGTCTTTGACGACGCCGGCTTCGACATGTGGGCGCAGATCAAGCCGCTGCTCGCCAGCGCGATCGGGCGCCTCCTGGACGCCACGATCTTCTTTGGCACGAACGCGCCGGCCTCCTGGACGGGCGCCAACATCGCCGCCAAGGCCATCTCCGCCGGCAACGTCGTCGCGCTCGGCTCGGCCGCCAACCCGGCCGGCTTGCTGGCCGACATCTCGGCCACCTTCGCCACCGTCGAGGCCGATGGCTTCACCGTCGATGGCGTCGTGACCAAAGCGGGCACGCGCGGCCTGCTGCGCTCTGCCCAGATCACCAGCGAGGCGATGAGCTCCCAGGCGACGACCACTGAGGTGTTCGGCGTGCCGGTTGTCTACGCGCTCGGCGGGCTGTGGCCGGGTGGCGCCCTGGCGCCCCAGCTCATCGCCGGCGACTTCTCGCAGGGCATTGTGGGCGTGCGCCAGGACATCACCTACAAGGTGCTGACCGAATCCGTCATCACCGACGCCGGTGGTTTGGTGACGCTGAACCTGGCCCAGCAGGACATGATCGCGCTCCGCGTGGTCGCCCGTTACGCCTTCGCCGTGCCAAATCCAGTGACCTATGACCAGATCGTCGGCGCCAATCGGTATCCCTTCGGCGTCCTCCGCGCCGCCACCTAGAGCAGGACGCCAGGAGGTCCGGGAGGCAAGGAGGGCCAGGAGCCGGATCCGACGACCGGCCCTCCCGTTCCTCCCGTTCCTCCCGTTCCTCC